ACCAGTAGCACCGGTTTGACCGTTATTACCGGTTGCACCAGTAGCACCGGTTTGACCGTTATTACCGGTTGCACCAGTAGCACCGGTTTGACCGTTATTACCGGTTGCACCAATTTGACCCGTGACACCTGTGGCGCCGGTGGCACCAAAACCAGTGGCTCCAGTTGGGCCAGTAGGGCCGGTGGGGCGTTCCTCAAAAGCATCCGTGATATCAGCAATGCCTTGCTCAATGTGGTTCATATTCTCAGAGGAAATAGGCAGGTTAGAATTTTCTAACTGCTCCCACTCTTTAGGCGTATATGGCATCGCTATTCTCCCGGGTACAAATCTGGACTTGGAAAAATAGATGCGGCTGGGTAAATAGCCGTAATGACGTTATTCAAAATCACAGTGTAAATCCATTGACCATCAACCTCGTGAAACCAAATGTAGTTATCGTCATTAGTTGAAGGATTCTCCCCATAAAATACCGGAATGCCCTCATACAATTCCAGATCAGAAAGACGAGATTGGTAGTTTGCGTACATTGGGAAAGATGGACCTTGGGTGCCCTTGCCGTAAAGTACTGTAATTTCAGGGTTTTCATCAGGACCCAAGAAAAAGGGGATTTTAAAATCTTCCCCGATTTGAACCAAAGAATTGCTAATGGGAAAACCGTCAGTAGTTGTAATGTCTGCCGGAATGGTGCAAGCAGAATCGGCAAAAACCGTAATGCTATGACGGTTTGGGGCTAAGACTGCGGCGCCCGGTTCGGTATAGATCAAGGCTGTTTGGTCTGCTGGAAAAAGCAAGCGAGCCATTCATCCTCCTTGACCAATAAGGGTATACTTCTACCCTTTCAGGGGCCTAGGTAAGGGTTGCGACAGGATTAAGGAGAACCCTCAAGGTCGTTACCTTCCGCATCTCGCCAAGTGGCTCCGTCAGACCAAATGGGGATAGAAAGATCTGTGTCATAGTATTGAAAACCCGGACCTACTTCTGCCGGATCAGGGCGATCAACTGTGTATCCATAAGCAAGTACTGACGCGGCTTCAATACCGTCTTCCATATGATTTAGACGAGCGGCGACAATTGGAGTGTTTCCTGCACGCAAATCTACCCAAGTTTGTTTTTCGTAAGCCACAATATCTCCTTAGTACCAACGGGCCCAATAGCGAGGACGAGCCGCGACAGAACCAACAATACGAGTAGGTCCATAACGACCGTAAACACCACCACTTGCCAAAACGCGAGGGCGACCCAAACCAATGTGTGCAATTTTGAACACAGACAATTGGTTCTGGAACATTTCTTCTTCGTTCTGCATAACTGACTGCCAGCGATCCATGTAGTCACGACGGTCAAGGCGAGTGATCTGTCCACCAACAAACATTGGTTGCTCAACATAAGAACGAATCAGGTGTTTCAAAGTTTCGATGTAAAGCGCAGTTTCGAGCAATGGACCCCATTGGTCTAAAGGAAAAAGTTTTCCACCCTGATCCAGCGAGTAAGTCATGTATGGCTGAGCCATTGTGTTCAAACGACCTAACGCAATTTTAAGTAATTGCGAAAGTCGAGCGCGACCAAAATATGTTTGAAAATAGGTCATCAAATTGGGGCCAGACTCAGGTGAGTCATAGGTGTCAGCGAAACGAATCCAAACACTATCTACAACGGCCTTCATCCCGGGAACAAGCATGTCGTATTCTGGGGCTACCGCACCAACTTCAATATACGTTTCAGTGTATTGAGCAATTGAGTCAATAGCAAAAGACCATCCAACGGTGTAATAACCGGGCTGAGAAGTTTGAGAACTGTTTAGTGTGTGATTGTAAAGCCCCGTACTTTCACGAACTGCAGGTACTTCGTTTGCTACAATGTCGTCTGTAGATTCATTCCGAATGGTTACGTTTACAGAACTACCATCTGGATCAGCAAGCACTCCTGCTTTATGGACGCCCAAAACCAAAATATCTTGAGAAAATTGGCTAACGTATTGACGGTCCCGACCCGAATACGGTGTGTCCTCTAAAGATACGGGCATCTTTACCCCTACCTAATCGGAGTAACAGTGATTCGTTGAGCCGTTGTAGCGCCATCCCAATTTAGACCGCTCTTATAACCAGCACAATAAAAAGTGTGCCCCTTGGGGCTAGCCATTGTGGCTCCGGCACCAGCCAAGAATATTTCCGAACCGGAAAGCGAAACTGTTGCACCGGACGTACCGGTGTGTTCGATCTGGCTTATCTGTAACCTACCCTGAAGTGCAGAAAGAGTTCCTGTGTCAATTGTATTACCTGTTCTGTAAGCCCAACCAAAACAACCAACGTCGTCTTGTTGACCCGCGGCGGCAGATTGCGTAACCGCTACTTGCCAACTGATAAGACAATATATTGGTCGGGTAAATGTTTTAAAAACATGTGTACCTGAATCAAGAATGGTTGGAGCGGCTGAAGTGGATGTATTTGAAATAGTTATATTTGCATCGGAATAGTCAGTTTGTGGGGTTGGCATAGCCCCATCGGCGATCAAAGAATAGTTACTAGAGCCGATGTACTCATACAGGCGCTTGGTGTCGGTCTCAAAAATGAGACGGCCAATTTGATCGGTATCCCAATCTGGGTAGGCTGGACGAGTTGAACTGGTGCAAACATGCACACCAGGAGCAGCATCCAATTTGCTCCAGTTTTGGTTAAACGGAGTTTCAGAAAACGGGTCGCCGCCATCGAAGGTATTCAAATCTAGGCGCGTAGTGTTTCCAGCCATGCCAATCCTTTCCTAATCCTCTACCCTTTCAAGGGGTTCAAGGGGTTACCGACAGGGAGATTCCTGCGTGCCGTCTATCATCTTCGCTCATGCCGCCCCAGACGCCATACGGCTCTTTATGTTTGACCACAAAATCTAGGCAATTGCTAATTACTGAACAAGATTTACAAACTTTTTTGGCTTTTCGGTCTCGCAATTCTTTTTCAACGCCCCGTTCGCCCTCTGGGTGGAAAAATAGGTCCGCAAATTTATCATCTTTACATGCGGCTTTTTCCATCCAGAGTTCAGAATTCACAATTTGATCTCCCATATTTATTCTCCAATAATTACAGGTTTATCTTAACGTGTTCTAAATCACAAACTGAACTAGGGTGCAGTTGGGGTTACTGGGTCCGAAGGCTCAGATAGGGCGCCTTCACCAAGAGCATTTACCGCAGAAATCCTGAAAGTGTACGTTGTGTCATTGGTCAAACCTGTAACAAGGTACCCTGCGGAAATATCTTCCCCTAAACCGGTAATAATGGTATCAACAAGTACGTCATCTATGTACACATACAAGATGTGATCAAGAATTGTTGATCCGCCATCAAACCCAGCAGACCAACCAAGTTCAACTTGTTCATCTCCAACACCCGACAATGCAGGGTTCAAACCTTCAGAAGCCGAAGGCACAGAGTCCTCAAAAGTCACAATAAACGGGGCAGGAGTTGGGCTAAAAATGTCATAATCATGGAAGTGCCAAACGAAAAATGTGTATTCTTTACCCTCGGTCAGACCATCAAAAGAATGGAATGTGTCTGAGCCGTAAGAGCCTTCTTCAAAAAGTGCACCATTTTCCAAAACCGTAATGTAATAATATTCAGGTGGAGAAGCAGTATATTCTGACTCATCCCAAACAAGAGTGTATTCATCAGTGTTGGTACGCGAACCTCGAATGTTTCGTACAACGCTGGGTGAACCCGTGTATTGCTTCAACGTGCCATCAACATTCCAGATACCATCAATTTTATCGCGGAGTTCAATGCCCTGCATACCGAATCCGGTTTCATCAGAGTTGAATGGCGTTACTTCGCCAGACCAGTCGCTGGGCTCACTGAAACCATTGACATTACGGGCAACAATTCGGGCCCGAACGGGAAGACTTGATTGGCATTGGATCAAAGTACCATAGTAATGGTTATCAAATGAACCATAGCGTCCAGCACGGTGGGTTGTGCCATCGCTCAAGTAGATTTCGTAATCCAATGTTGGTGCGCCAGAAATGTCTTCCTGGGGATACCAATATGCAAAAACACCACGGCTGGTTGGGTAAATGTAAATATTATCGACTTCGTTTGGCACTTGAATATTTGTCAGTGTTGTAGCGCCAATGGAGTAACTATCTGCAGTCACAGATGAGTTGACCGTTTTACGCAAATCTACACCAGTGGTAAATCCACCCAGAGTGTAAGTTGAGTCAAACAGTTCAACGCCTGGACCAAATTGATCCGGCTCACGGTAATTTGGGTTTACCGAAGGAACACCCAAGGCTTGGTTTTGTTCAGAAGTGTTTTTGGTTCCCGATTCATCAATGGTCGGCAAAATTTCACCTGTGCCACCAGGAGCGCCTGCGGTGTCGCTGGTCAAAGGCTCACGGTTAAGCGAGTCAGGAACATCGCCAATGTAGGTAAAACCTTCAGCGCTTACGCCAAAGATCTCAAAGTTTTCGTTGTCAACAACATTGCTACCCGGTGCACGGTAATCAATGTCAACGCCTGGATCTTCGGTGTTGAAAAGCGGAGGAACACTGCTATCAAAAGTGGTACCGCTGGTTACAGCAACATTGACTTGAACATCGCCATCTTGACCCTGAACATAAGTTGAATCAAAAAGGGTGCCATCAATGGTGTGAGGAGCAGGAGCCGCACCCGAACCCGTGGTGTATGGGTAGCGAAGGACGTATTCGCCCGCGTCCGCATCATCGTAGCCACCGACGCGAATGTAGTAAACAGTTCCGGGAATTGGATCGTAAATAATTTTAGATGAATTGTTCGGACCGCCGTCGTCATCGCTGTCAATTTCAGTCAAATCATCAATGGCCGTGCCAGTGTAAATCCACAAGTAGGTGTCAAAACTTGAGCCAAAAGTGTCAATGATTGCGTCGCCAACAAAATTGTCCGGAGTAATCCAGATGTGCCAAGCCGTAGCCCAACCGCCATAATTTTCAGCATCCGGTTCATCAACTTCAGTAGTGTAGCCAATGTTGTTACCAACAAAAGTCGTACCGGCCAGAACTGTTGCATTGGCAAAATTATCGTTTGACATTTCGCTACTTCCTACTTGTAGTGGTTATCAGTCTTGAGCAATGATCGCGGCAGATGGCTCAGATTGAGCGCTGGTGCCTTCAGCATTTACTGCGGCAACCTTGAAAGTGTAAGAAGCAGCCGCAGTCAGGCCCGTCAAAGTTAGCAATTGATCATCATTACCGGTTGACTGAGTTGCCTCAGCCGTTACACCATTAAGGTAAGGAGTTACAATGTAGTCGGTAATTGCGGATCCACCTGTTTGATCCAAGTCCCAAGTAAGGTCAACCTCACCGACACCGCTACCCGTAGATCCAGCGACATCAATTGGCGCCTTGGGAGCAGCATCTTCAAGCAAGTAGAAAACAATCTCGTTAGAAACCGGCGAATCTAGACCATCCTCGTTGATGGCAAAAACAAGTGCGCTGTAAGTGCAGTTAATGTCAAAACCATAGTTCATGTGCTTGTAGGTACTTGAAGTGCTCCAAGTGTCCCACCAACCTTCAGTCTCATTAACTAAAAATACAACGTAGAAATCTAGAGGCGAACCGCCCGAATATGTGGGCGCAGTCCATGCTAGGTCAATTTCGCCATTACCAAGATAGGTAGTAGCGAGGCTCGTCGGAGCCGATGGAGCACCAGTTCCAGAAAGCAGGTTTCCGTAAGGGTCAACGATACCGGCCCGCTCATTCTCATCAGTGTATCCACCGGGCTTGTTTGAATCGTTCTCGTCTGGGTTCCAACCCTGAGCGGTGCTGGACCAAGAAGAAGGCTCACTTGTACCGTTGTCGTTAATTGCATAAACGCGAACCCGAACGTCCACATTGGGGAGTGCATCTAGGAATTTGCCAAAGAAAAATTCGTTGCGGCTGGCGCGGTAAGTACCACTAACAACACTTGGGTAGTTGCCATCAAAAACTTCAGAAAGTTCAATGATGTATCCACGGATTGGGGCATTTTCCGGATCGGGTGATGGGGTCCAGAAAGCGCGAACTCCACGAGATGCGTAGTTAAGCCAAGCACAATCAGGTGCATCCGGAACATTATCGTTTAGAACGGGAACTGCACCGTAGCCAGTTCCGATCTGCGAAGTCTCAACAGTTTCACTGTAATTGTAAGTGGTAGGAATTGGAGCAATGCCCGAACTTGCAATCGAGTCAGAGCGAGTGGTGTCTTTGATTGTTACCGGAGCGCCAATAAAAGGTTCACGGTAAACATTGTATGTCGGCTCAACACCCAAGGGCTGATCCACATTAGTCGTGGGGATCGTTTCTGAGATGTCGGTGTTAACGGGTGTCGTTGGGAAGAAATCGTTATTCACACCAGCGCTTGTAGTATCACTGGTTACATCTGCGGTGCCCTGCTCGTCGCCATTGTAATCGGTGTAACGACCAAAAACGGGCTGTTGATCAAGAGTGGGGTGAGGATCAGTACCAGCGCCACCACCGAAGATCGTGGTATCTGCGTTGCTTACTTCTGCAGATACATCACCTTCACCGGCAGTTCCATCAATGCCGCTGGCGTTTTCGGTGTCGGTAGTTACAGGCTCCCGATTAAGCGGATAACCTTCTCCGTCAACACTTACACCAAAAATTGGGAAATTTTCATTCTCAATAACATTGCTTGGCATGGGCCTCTACCTTTTCCTTTGGGTTGCTGGTTATTCGGTGACGGCTGAATCTTCAGTTACCACGGGGGCAACCTTTTCAACAACCTTCTTCTTACGAGTTGAACGCTTCTTCGCAATGGGGGGCATTGCAGACATGTCACCTTCGCCTGCAGTTGTTGCCTCCTCCGTCGGAGCCTCGACGGCATCCACCGTAGCATCGGTAGGCACATCAGTTACCTCTTCAACTACGGTTTCTGCCACCGGGGTTTCGGCAACAACTACAGGTTCGGGAATATCAACCGAGACATCAGCAACGACTGCTTCAGCAACCGGTGCTCCACCGAAAGAACGCTTGGTAAGTGTATTTCGACTTTTATCAGCCTTCAGGTCGGCAAGGGAAATCCCGTACTGAGCCTCAAGGATGTGCAGGATGTCTCCACCTGCGAGATTGGCAGAATGACCGATAACGGCATCCTTCAACTGTTGTGCTTTATTCTCAGCGACTTGCTCTTGCAATTTAGCCTCCTCAGCCAGGATTTCTTCACGAGTTTTTGGTTTAGTTTCAAAAATTTCGTGAACAAACGCGATGTTATCTGTGGTACCCGACTGAACACCAGTGGTATCAATGGTGCCAGAAATATCTGTGAGGTTTCGCTGAGTTTTAGCCATTACAGTACGCCCTCACCCTTTTCGTCGGGGAAAGTAGCGGTAAAAATTGGTTCTTCAGTTTTCTCATCAATTACGGAAGTTTCTGCAGAGTTATTTGAGTCACTGCGAGCCTTCCAGGAGTCAACTTGTTTCTTCAGTGCCTCAACAATGGCAGGATCATTGGCGTCGTCTTCAACGACGAGAATTCCGCGCTGAACTGCACGCAGGAATTGCGGGGTGTTTACAATCTCATCGGGGGCTGGTTGAACATCGTTTCCCTGGGGGTCATTTGCGGCTTGCCACTCAACATAGTGAGTGCCCTTGGGGTCTGACGATAGGACAAAAAGGCCCGGAAGTGTGTTCCTGACCATCGTTACAGGCATGATGTGCTCCTTTGCACTAGATGTAGATGCCTTACACCCTTTCGTGGTCACTAGAGGGGGTCAGACAGGAAGTGAAAGGTTCACAAGAAGGCTGTAATTAAACGGTTTAAAGAACCGGGCTTACAAGCCTTCGGTTAGATGTTATCTTCAATATAACTTACGCGAGAGTCTAGGTCTTGAATATAAGGCGCAGCCTCAAAAACCGAAACAACCAAGGGGTAAGCACTGCGATCTGGATCGGACTCTGCTGAAGCAGAAGTATCCAATACTCGGTCATTAAAATCGGTATCTGTAAGCGTGGCAAATTCGGCATCGGTCAAAACCACCGTGTCGCCTCCATTGTAAGTGCCACCGGCACCCACAGGAAGCCACACGTTGGTGAATCCGGGCAGAACAGTAACTGGTTGACCCATGAGGTACTCCTTTAGTTTCTACCCCTTAGACGGGCGCACAAGGCCGCTAACAGGGTATGTCACTTACCGATTTTAGTTTGGATGTCCTCCGTCATATTGTGGATCTGCTGGGCCAGATCGTAAATTTGTTCGTTGATATGGGTATTTTCTTCCAATTCTACCTCTTGGCGATGAAATTCATGTTCCGTTTTTTTCTGTTGTATGTTAGATAAACGGTTTTGGCCGATCATCACAAAGGTGGAAAGAAAGATAGCCTCTAGGGAGACTACAAGGGTTAAAGTGGGCCAAGGATCTTTTTCTACAAAGATCATCCAAATACCAAAAATGGCTACAGAAATGTAAACAAATTTCATGGATCCAGCAAATGCAGTAATTTTATCTGCAATAATCAACTGGGAATCAATAAACTTTTTGATATATTTTTTAGACATATATATCAAACCCCCTATCTAATAATTACATGGAGATAGGGGGACTTAGGTAGTTTCGTTTTAAGCGTGTAAAGATGCCCGCAATTGCCAAGACCATTTTTGGTGCATGTCAATGCGTTCTGCAATAAAGTTTGCTACGCCTTGTTCGTTTTCTTCATTAGCAACATTAAATGCTTGTTTCAGTTTAGCAATCAACATATCGTTGGACTGTAGAAGGTCCGAAGTCATAGTTTGTGCATTTGAGGTAACATCACTTTCAGGAAGTGTGCTCAACTCAAGAACGCGAGAAATCTTGTAGGGAGCATAGTCACCAAGTTTACGAATGTTTTCTGCAAAAGGATCAATGCTTCCATCAGCATCTACGTAAATGTTCTCAAACAATGCGTGGTATTCGGAGAAATCTTTGCCTTCCACGTTCCAATGGTATCCGTGGGCTTTGAACTTAAACACAACAAGGTCGGCAACAAGAACCTTGAGGTTCTCGGTAAGTTCAGACATTTTTCTCCTTAGTTCTTCAAACTTTCGGAGTTGATTTAAGTGATTACACAGTACCCCGCCACGGTAACGATCCGTGTTCCTCAGATTAAAAGTCTGATGCATCACCTTAATGCTTGCAGGGCGCGACCCTGATCGGACTCGAACCGACGACATCCACCGTGACAGGGTGGCACTCTAACCAACTGAGTTACAAGGCCTAGCAAAACAAACATACACCATAAGTTTAGAAAAACCAAAAAGCCCCGGTGCCAAAGCACCGGAGCCTTTTGTTAGACCTAAAAAATTAGGACTTGGTGATCGTTGCAATACCGCGAGGGTTAAGAATAGCCATCGAAACCATCTCGTCAAATACCCAACCCTTCCAGAATGCCTCAACCTGGTGGTTCTCTTCAACGTCAAGTGAGTACAGGACGGGGAAGACACCCAAGAAGTTAGGTTCAGGGGTGAGGAACACCTTGTTCTGAGGAACAATGATCGAACGCTGAATCTGGAACTCACCGAATGAGGTGATCGTCTCTCCAGCAACCACGCGATCCTTGAACGCCCAACCGGTCTGGTTAATGTCCCAGCGGTAGAGGTCACGGAAGTCGTAAGGGTTGATGAGGATACGAGCCGACTGCAGTTCGTGCAGGTCGGTCTGGCTAACTGCCGAGTAAAGTGAACCCGGGGTCAGGTAACCCGATCCTTCAGTGATGTTGTGGTTCGGTGAAACCGTGTGGTCTGGACGTGATGCATAGTCCGTCACAGCAGCCTGCAAGATCACGAGAAGACGTGAGTCTTCCTGCTTCAAGATGGCCTGCTTGGTCTCGTCCTGAGCCTGCTCAACGGCGTTGATACGCAGGTAGAACAGGTCTTCCTTACGAATCGCGGGACGCGAAGCAATACGGAAGAAGCGAACCGGAACGCGCTTGCCTTCGAACGGAGTCACTCGGACTTCGCCTTCAGTACCGGACATGATGTATGCCTGGCCCAAGTCATCCCAAACGTCATACTCAACCGGAGTACCAGGAGTTACCGGGTCCTCAACAAGCACGTTACGGGTAATACCTTGGTAACGCAGTTTCAATTGAATCGGGCCGACCATACCGACACCGAGACGCTTAATACCACTGACTTCATCCTGAAGGATGAGAGCCATCTTGCGAACCTTGGCCTCGTGGGTCAAAGTCGCACCCGCCTCACGGCGGTTCAAAATTTGAGCAACGTAATCGTCACTCTTCTTGGCAACCCGGCCCTTGAGGCCATTGCCCGTGTGTGTCAATTGCGACATGTTTTTTATTCCTTCCGGGCAATATTTAGCGAAGTCCACCGATGGTGATCTTCGTAGCGGAGTTGACCTTAACAAGGCGAGCAACGGGGTCGTTGCTCAAGGTTCCACGGCCGGATTGACCGGCGGGAGCCAACTTGCCCTGGTTAGCACCATCAACGATGGCGTGGACCAGAACTTCGGTTCCGTCATTGGAGTCATTCCAAGTCGAACCAGTGTCGAATGCGGGAGCAAGAATTTCGAATTCAGCATCCGGAGCCGTGACCCACACCGAAAAGGCGTTGATCCCTGAATCAAGAACTTCATCAATTCCGTCGCCACCGACGTAAAGTGCACCAAAACCGTAAGGAACTTCGTCCTCGGGGGTTCCGTTAGTTGCACCAATCAGGCTGACGTTCTCACCAGTGGTGCGAGCGAAAACCATACCGGGGTAAATGTCAATCGAACGATCCCAGTCGGAATCGAGAAAGACTGACTTTGGTGTTGCTTGCGTAGCGGAGTACAATGGGCGAATTGTTCGCTTGATGTACGACGTAGCGATCCGCGTCCTCAGCATATCTTCCCACCTTTCTGCGGGTAGTTAAACCGGCGTATCGGAACGCCGTACTTTCTAATGTTTGATTGGAGATAAACACTGTTTGACAGGCGCAACAAATGAAGGAACCGGCCTTTCCTTATTCAGAAAAAACCGGTTCCTTTTGGTTTTTGAAAAACTTAGTTCAAAAACAAGTCTGCATCTGCAGTTTCTTCAGCGGAAACGGCACTCGTGGCAATGATGCCTGAAGCGTTGTCGCCAGCAAAAGAAGGAGTGGTGCGCTCAGCCGAAGCCTTGCGAGGAACCAATCCGGATGGACGCGCTTGCTTAGCCGCGGCCTTGTTAACACCAGAGAGAATATTAATCTCATGGGCAATCATTGAATCACTCAAAGAGTTGTCTGACTCAATTGCGGCTGAAACAGTAAGGTCATCTCCCTTAGCAAGACCAGCGGCGATGCGCAGTCGGGCCAAGTTCAAAGAAGCAACAACGCGGTTACGCGAAGCGGCTGCAGCCTGTCCACCAACACCTTGCTCAGTAGCGGCAAATTCAGGGCCACCGATGAGAGGGAATGCAATCTGAGGATTGTCTGGGTCACCAACGCGAACATCCACCTCAAGGCGGGTGAGTTCGTTGGGAACGTGGGTTTCAGTTCCAGCAACAGGCGAAGTAACATCGGTTGGGGTTCCCCAAGGCGAAGTCGGAATCGTCTGACCGGGGCGAAGTGCAGTGTCAACCTGATCTGCTGCAAGGTTGTTCACCGAACCAGGAGTTTCACCAAGTGCTTGCGCGTCATCGCGAGCCTCTGGTGTAGCAACTTCTTGGGTGGTTTGCGTCGGACCAGATGATGGGGAGTCCGGCACGGGCTGTGCTGGGTTTGCCAAGTCAGCCTGCTTGCTAATTTCATCAATGTACTCACCGACACCAGCAATGCGGGCAATGAAATCAACCTGTGCGCTTACCGTTTCAATACGGCGAGACTGGTCGTCAATGATCTGCTGTTGCTTGGCGATGGTGGTGAGCAATGCACGGCGGTTGCCGCCATTTTGGGTACTCATCTACTCATACTCCTTCGATGGACTTGCCCTACGGCGGATACCGCACGGCTCACCCTTTTATTGGAAAAAGGGCCGTTGCGACAGGAGTTGAACTTTATACCCAGTAAGTTTTATTACGGCGAGAAGATTGCATAGACATAATGGCGTTTTCTTGCATCAATGCGCCTTTACCACAATTGGGGCAAGGGGCACCAGCAACAAGACCTACTCCATCATTTTCAGGATCCGTTGCGTTATCTCCGGAAGTCAATGGACCGGCAGAAGGAACGTTCAATCCACAAATTGGACAAATTAAAGAAGCACCTTGTTGATCTTGTGCGCCACGCTCAGCATCTTCCACAAAATTTCCGGGGTTTTGTTCAGCAATATTTTCAGGATCAATTGGGTTTTCTTCAACGTCTTCTTCTGCAACATTAGTGGGCACCGGCGAACCATCAGCGTCAAGAGCGCGAACGTCAACGGGAACGCGAGCATCTGTTTCATCAAGTTGGTTGGGATCCATAGGCGCTTGATCTTGTTCTTGTGCAAATTCAGCGGCTTGATCAGGATTCATTACGGAATCATCTTGCGCGCTTTGTCCAGTATCAGTTCCACCAAAGTCGCCCTGTGATTCATCAACTTGCTTACGAAGGTCAAGGGTGCGAGCCAAATCTACATCGGGATCGCGGAAAGGCTTGGGAGGTGCAACATAGCCACAGACTTGACACTCGTTACCGTCGTAAGAGTCTGATTCTGAGCAAATGGGGCAAGATTCGTCGCGCAGAGTATCCACGTCTGCCGGAGCCTTGGTTTCACCATAGGCGAACTTGCGTTGTGGATTGGTCACGAATCCTCCAAATAGATATCTACATCTTACCCGGCCCTATGCCGTTTGAAACAGTATAGCCCTATTCAGCAGGCGGGAAGAAATTGGCAAAATGGTCAAATAATTTGCTTGTGTGCATATTTTTGCGCCATTTAAACTTTTTCAAATTTTCGTCATCAGGGTTTTTTTGTTCAAAATCTTCCATCAATTCCCTATTATCCTGTTTTGTTGTTTCGTCATCAGTTATATTGTGAATTCGCCTAAATGCTAGCCACGTAATTCCCTGAACTTGTTCTGGATGCAATTTAAAATTTGGATCATTTTGACGTTTACGTTCACGCTTAGTAATGTCATCTGCCGCTTTGCAATACATATCAACAGCATCGCGATAAAATGACTTAGTCCCAAGGGCTTTAGTGATTGCATCAAAACTGATTTTTTTCCAATTTTTACCAATCATAACACGTGCGGAATGCCTATCAATTGCAGCACGCCTTTCGTCAGGTTGAATATTGGGTCGTTGTCCGCCATGAGCAATTAGATCGGCAAAATGTCCGGTCTTAAGGTGTTCTGGCAACACCGTAGAATAATGTTCGCCATCCATAATTCTACCAACTTTTTTAACACTATCTCCCAATGCACCCACAGGTTTTCCCGAAATTTTTGACCTTAAGGCTTTACTAACATTTTGACCCCAACCGGTCATGGGACTATAGGCAGAGATAATACCGGCACCTTTATGAGAATCACCTTCGCCAATAAAATGTGCAAATTCGTTTGCGTCTGAATACCATTTAGAACCAAGTTCTTTTTCTTCATCTGTAGCCTGGTCGTACATGCTTATAATATTTTTGTGGTGCATTCCAAATTCTTTAATTTTGGGATGTTGTCCTCGTGCATAGATGGCTTCAAAATGTGGCAAACTTGAAGTATCCGCAAATGTAGCGGTTTTAATGTTTTCTGAACGTGGAATGGCTTGGTGAGGCACCCCAGCACCATTATCGTTTTTGTGGACATAGTTGTAAACGCTTCCGTCATTTACGCTATAAATATCTCCGTTACAAGTTACGCAAACATCTTCTTGTCGTTCTTTTGCGCCCGAACCATCTTCGTCAGGAACGGCTTGGTGGGTCACACCCGCGCCAACTGGAATATCATGTTGCCAAGGATTTAAAGAACCATCTTCAACCTTGTAGATATCTTCACCGCAAATTTTACATTTTTTAATTTTGCGATTTTTGTTGCGAGATTTTTTTTCAACATCAGTTTCTTGTGTGCCGCGGCCACCCATAGGATTAGCAAATTTAAAATGGTTTACTAAAGATGAAAGCATTGGTCGTTTTAGAAACATATCCGTTTCAGGAATTTCACTAACGGTATCTGTAATCTTATTGCGAGTGGGTGATCCAGTAATGCCCGTAGTATCTTCAGGCGCCATGTCTAAAAATCCCTTTTTGGTTTGGGAATAGCCATTTCTTTTTTGCCAAGGAATAATTCTGCGATCATGGTGTTCGGCGTATTGACCATATTCTTTAACCCATTTGTTTAAATTGTTTTGTAGAGATCGACGGTTCCAACCCGCAGGTTTTGTACCAGCATCAAAAAAACCACTCTCAATACCGCCGGTAGTGTGAACAAGAGCGTGCTCAACTCTGCCCGTAGCCCTATGTAAAATACGAATATTTTGTCCCCCGTAGTCACGAGCAATATAGCCAGATGGGTGTTGCACATCTACATATGGCGTACCCGAATGCCAATCGTCGGGATCATCTTCATGGAATTTAATGTGTTCTGGTTTATAGTTAGTTAAAAGTTCTTCAACAGAACGCATGTTTCGGTCTGATTGACGAGATTCTTTTGTTCCTCCGGGATCCAAAATATCGTCAACGCCATTCAAAAGTTTGTCAACAATGCTTTTTGCTTTTTCTTTACCCGATTGCTCTTTATCAAAATAATCTCGTTGTTTTTCAGCGTGGGCTTGGTTGTCCCAATTGTGATGATGAAGTTGGCGATTTTGATTATCTACAACACGAAATTTTTTATCTTCAGGGTGTTGCACTACAGAATAGGGACCATGCCATTCGTCTCTAGGAGAAAAACCTTCTGGTTTTACAATTGGCGCAGGATTTTCTTCTGCTCGTTGTTGATAAATTTTATTTTTGGGATCTTCTGTGCTATGGGCAAATGGTGGGGTCGGTTTATACCATTCTGCTTCTTTTGAAGAAATTGGGTTACTGTGCCCTTCGCTATCTGGCGCTTCATGGCCAACAATAGAGTCTGCACTGTCATGAGAAGTATGCCCAGAAGAATCTAGCATGTGGCCGTGTTCGCGGTTAATTCTAATCCAAATATTTCTTGCCATCCTCCAAGCACCACGGTCATCATCTGGATTTGAAAAAGAATCTACTAATTTGTTTTGATTATCTACTATTTGCATTTTACGAGTTTCAGGATGCCTTGTTAAATGCCAAGGACCTTGATTTTTTTGTTTTGGCTCCAATCCAAAAGAAGCGCGGACTGCATCGTAATCTGCATTGCCCGCAGGTTTTGCCCAAAAATCATGGTGTTCTGTGTTTTTTGTGGTTTTTAAATAACCTTCAGGTTGCCTTTCGTCATTGTCTTCCAATTGGGCAAAATGGCGCAACAATTTAGACAACATGGTCGGGCCTGTTGGATTAGTGCTAAAAAAATCTTTTTCTTTCTGGGATACACCAGATGTTGCTTCGTCAACGCTGCGACCAAGATCGGCCATATCATCTTTGTGATGTGCATCAAATTCTGCTTTGGCACGATCTCCCATCCATTTTTGAAAATGGGGGCGATAATCATCTTGAGCATGGTGCAATTTATCTTGCCAATTTAAATAATGTTCTAGGTGCTCTGATAATATCTCATCTGTTTCGGGCAAATGTGTATCTGCTGTGCCAGCAACAATTTGGGTATCAAGAGCGTTTGTTAAACGTTTATCATGTTTTTCAAATTCATTATTCGCCGATTGAACAGAATCAAGATATTTACCTCGGTGCTCGTCGTGCGCAAGATCAATATCTCGAGTTGCACGAGACATATTGTAAAAAGCCTGCATACTTTTGGCTTCTTCATCGTATTCGGGACTTTCATGTTCCCACCAATGAATTCCAGAACTGTAAGAAAAATTACTAAAAAATTGAAACAAACTAGAATAACGAGCACTTGATGGCGTTTTGCCAAATTGCGGTGCTCGGTCGCCTTTTAAAATACGAAAAAGAACACTTGCATCTTCGCCCGAAGAATACCGAAGCGGTTTATCAAAATCATGTTTTTTATGTTGTTTTGATATAAAATCTCTAAAACCTGTAGGATTTTGATATTTTAACGGATCGGTAGAAACAATACTCTTGACACAATCGGGGCAAGCCTCGCCTACCCTAGAAAGGTGGTGCAATTTTTCTTTATATGCTTCAGCCATATCGGAATGGTCAAAAGACCATCCACAGTCACATTCAGCACGATAACCACCCTTACGCATCTGAGTTACTTCATGCGTCTGGTGTTGTTTTTCAGGGGAATCATAAATTCCGCCTTGTTGGTAAGCATCAATTTTGCGATTAATTGCATCAGGGGTCAATGCTGGATCAACTAAAGGTTCACCAAATTTATTTTCTGGATATTTTACTTTATCGTTAACCATCGTGCCGTTATTTGCAAAATGCTGAAACAGTCCATCTTTTTCTGAAAGACTTCCGCTTCGCTTTAAACGCCACAATCTATTGTTCATATTAACAAGACTTATTTGTCCAGATTGGTAAAGATGAACAATATTGCTTTGAATTGCCTCTTTTTGACTACTGCTATCGGCAAACCAACCGCAACTGCATTCTGCGCGATACCCACCATTGCGCATTTTGGTTACGGTATTTTCGTGAACTTTTGTATTTTGTTTATGTTCTGGAGTGTCATAAGAATCAATAAGATCGTTGACACCAGCAGGGGTTACCCTGCGGTCTAATGGGTATTGTTCTGCAATTTTTTGATTATTTGCAAAATATTGCAATACAGAATATTTACTTGGACCGTTGGGCATAATATCAAGAGTGGAGAGATCTTCTTTAATATTTGAACGTTGACCTATTTCATCCACGTTTTTTTTAGCAGAATCATAATTTTGATTTTCGCGCTCTAATTTTTCTAACATTTGGCGGATATTTTCTTCTCCGCCAGTTATTTGGTCTATCGTCTCATCATCGGGTTCTTCAAGTTTATAACGCATTTTACGAATTTTTTCGTGAACATTTTCCCCTTGACCCAATAAAATTTCTCCGCTCATCTTAGGCCCCCTATAGCGAGCCAACCATTCATCGGTTGATTTAACTGGAGGGTAAAGGCTCACGTGATAAGGATGCAAGTATGTTTTATAGTGCTCGGGCCGTTTTCCCGAAACAGACGCGGGGACGTGCGTAACTTTAAAATCATCTTCAGGATGTTGTGGTTCGAGCATCTCCCCCGCTTGGGCTATTTTAAAAGAAGAGTATTTGCTGGGACCATGCGGCATGATGTCAAGAGTGGAAATATCTTCTTGAATATCCGGGCGTTTGCTTAATTCATCTACGCCATTTTTTGCAGAAGCAAAATCTTCGTGTTCAGGGTCTTGGTGCGATGGATCAATGTGCTCGGCTTCAGTGTGAAAAGGCTCGTTGTTTTGAACACACCAAGGGGCCGTGCATGGTTTTTCATTTTCAAAAGGAAAAGCACCGCAAGAAGGACATTGATCATGTGCCGTCAATGGCATGTCAGTGTGGGGACAAGTTGCTTGATCACGCGCTCCGGTCTTGCGGGCGGTGTGAAAATGTACACCATGAAGGGTGGTAGCGTTGGGCCAATCTTCGGGATATTCACCGTGTTCGTGGTCGTGAACTTTTTGCATTTCCGCGTGAGTAAGGTCGCGATCCATATCCTCATCACTCTCACCAAGGGCATCGGTGTTGATGGGATTTTTGCGAGCAAAGTCATGGTCTTCTGGGTAGCGATCATGTGCCTCAATCATGTGCTGCATTAGATCAATGTGGTCTTTAGTGTTTACGACACGCTTCTCGGCTTGTTCACTCAATTCCAAATCTTGATTCCGCTGTTGAATCATCTGTCGGTAGAATTCGCGATCTTCATCGCTCAAACGAATATGAGAATGGTTGGTTGGTTCTTCACCCGGTTTACTTGGGCCCATTTGGAAATCTTCGTGATCAAGATGCGCAGTTTTACTGGCAGCCTTAGTCACACCACTTGTATCAACGCCAAGAAAAAAAGCAGTCGGGTCAGCGGGTTCTTCAACTAGCAAAGAGTTTTCAAAGAAAGACAAACCGTAACAAATCTCGCGGATCAAAATTCCTTCTTTGACACCAGTCTTAGGATCGGCCTTGTAAAGACGCTGTCCCTTTTGGCGAGGAATGTGGGCGCAATATTCGGCAGGACTAGAGGCTTTGTTTCCGCAAGCCGAACAAATTGAGTACGCAACATCTGTGCCCATTGAGGTGCGGTCAATGTGACCTTTTTGGATAGCGTCAGCCAACTTGGGAAAGTTGATCGCGTCTACTTCCATCAAGACCTCAGCCCAAGTATCAGGCGAGCCATCTGGATTGAAGTCTTCGTGAAGAACAGCATCAATAATGACACCACGCGCACGACGGTGGTTGTCATTGTGGTGGTTAACAAACACCGGCTTACCAATAAAAGTTTTGTAGCCTTGCTTGATTTCCTCGGCGGGGAACTCATCAAAGTTGTCGTTACAACGGCTTGAAATGGCCCGTGAACGGACATAGAGGAAACCCGGGCGTACTTCATAATCAAAGGTTGCTCGGTGAGCCTGCTTGACCATAGCCAGTCCCTGAGCCGCCGTAACGTTGCTGGGGACTAGAACACTGCTGGTAACGCCAAACGAAGCGAACTTGGTGAACACAGGCGACCTCCTACCCTTTTAGGTGGTTCAAACGGTTCATGGACAGGCGAGAAACTTAACCTCTGCCAGCCTTAATTTTCCAAGCAACAATGTATCCATCTTTTTCTGTTCGTTGAAAAATGTCGCCAGATTTCCTCTTGCCTCTAACGTGCTTTTCAGCCTCAGCCTCGCTGACGGATACCAAAATACGCCGACCGTTGCGGTCTAAATCGTAATACTGGCCCCCAACTGGGGTCAGCATCCACTTAACTTTAGACAACCTTACGATCTTTCCAGTTTGAAAACGAAGGCTTGACGCTTTGTGAACGGATTTCTTCTAACAGGGCTAGGGTTGCATAAGCCTGAGCCTGTACAGCAGCCAACAATCGAAAATCTGATGTCGTGGTGACATGGATATGAGATTCGGATAGCAACTGTTCAGCCAGTTCCTTGGGACCCAATTCTTCTAGCATTTTGTTGTTCATGCGTTTTGACCTTCTTTCTTTTTTGTTGTAAATAAATCCATGTTTTCTGGTTCGCAAGTCAGACAAAATGGGAGTTCTTCACCATTAAGACTTTCAATCCAAATAACTGCTTGCTTGCGCAGGCAGGAAACGCAAATATCAAAACTCATCGTTTGACCTTTTCTCTAGCGGGTGGAAAAAGTGTATCACATTCCCATGCGTTGTCTACAAGCATCAGCATTTTCTTGCAGGGTTAAATATCCATATATTTCTCTATTGTCCAAATATTGCTGAATTTGATTGCTACGAAGTATGCGGGAAAAAATTACATATTCGTAATCTTCTGTTCCATCAAAATAATCACATTTGTCTAAAATGCTCTTGTGCAGAAGATATGTGCAATGCATCACAGCGACTGCTATAAGGCCCGTAACTTTTTGTTCAACAATAGCAAAATATGCGGGATTGTCAATGTAATACCCATACTCGTTTACTTCGTTGTGAAAATTTGAATAAGCGCGAGGACCTTCATCTGGTCCATTTGCGTAATGCAACATCGGGGCAACAGCACTCACTCCGGTTTCAATCAACGCAGAAAGAGTGTGGGGAAAAAGATAGTTGTCAACATCTGAAACAAAGTAGTAGTCAGCGTTCATCTGCCGAGCCATTTGAATGGACTTACGGCGAATACTTGCCAACACCGAAAATCGCAAAGAAGTCCATTCATGTACGCCAAGTGATTCTAGGTCGTGGGGCACATCCGTGTAGTCCATCAGCACCGACATGTATTGCGAACCATATTGACGAACCCATTCGTTAAGGATGTCTTCAGTTTCGTCAGTGTTGTTGTTAGTCCTGATGTAAATGTGCATTCGGTCTTTGGGGTAATCCCAATTATTCAAGGTTTCCAAATAAAAGGGTAGAGTCGCGGCTTTTTCTTTTGCCAAAATTGCAACAAAAACCGTGGGCTTTTCCATTAAATGCCATCACCTTTCCAGGGATTAAAAACAATGCTCACTGCAACAAAAGGTATGGCCCATACAGGCAATAAATTACAGGTGGCCAATGCAAGCACCGGGGTAGCCCATTGGTATAGGCGGACAGAATCAGTGGCAATAAGTAATTGCGAATAAGCCAGAAGTAAGGCTAAAAATAATTGTGGGGTCATTGCGCCAAGACCTAATATCAATCCGGCCCAAGGGGTTAGCATCAACTGAGGGCTCATCCATTTGCCAGCATGAAATTCTTTAGAAGCCTTAAAAGGATGTTTTACAATCCACAAACCTTTTTCATCAAGAACATCGGGACCTTCTTTTTGCAACCAGCGAATTGCAACCGGAATCATTCCGACTAAAAGGATTGGGTTCCATGCATAAACGGCAGACCAGATTGGTGCAGTTTCTCTTACGCAACCGGCAAGTAAAGCAACTGCAACCGCGGCTGGCCAATAGATCGGTAAAAGGACGCACGCTAGTAGCGCGAGGAACATTCCAAAAGCATCAACGAGGACTGGGCACTTCCAACTAAAAACAATTCCCGGCAAGAGTGCTACCGAAACCATCCACGGATTTTGGCAATAAACTGCGGTAAGGATTGCAAAACCAACAATAGATAATCTTGTGACCCAAGCCCATGCTTGCAGATTATCTTTTAAAACAAAGGGCAAAAACCATCGCAAATGAAATGGTTTAATTACACGTTTTTCAGATACCGCAAAATAACGATATCCGTCCGGCGTAAGCCAAACATTGATAGGTTTCATTTACTTGACATCGCCAATGTAAACACCATTGCGTGGAGGATCTGTTTGCCAATTCGGAAAATCCATACCCAAAACGTAAGGGTCAACGTGCAAATATCCTTTGCAACCAATGGCTACTTTTCCATCGGCAACAAGTACATGGTCTTGTTCAGAAGGTTGATCTGAATTACATTGGCAACACTGAGAAGTTAGCCAACTTTGAACACTCGGTTCATCAAAACCTGTGCGTTCAAGTCGTTTGAGATATTCTCTCTCAATGTGTCCAAGCATCATTACAAAACCTTCTTACGATTAGGGGTGTATAAGTGTATTGCTAAATATCTTTTTTACAAAACTGACTTATGGGCCTTGTAAAGATTGACGCAATACACTCCGCCATAAAACAGACACAAGATTGCTAAAGCGGGTTGGTGAATGGCAAAAGCATAGATGACCCAAGGGATTTCCATAGCCAAACACCAACCCCAGCCAATCTTGGGATTGCGTGCAACGATCCAAAGACCTGCAATACTACCCGCGGCCAGAACAAATGAAAACCACACTACTCAGCGCTTTTTCCGTGGTGCTCAGACCAATTCTCAAGCCAGGAATCAAATGCCTTCTCTGGGGTGTTCAATCCATCAGCCTTATACTTGGCTTGCTCGTCTGAACTGAGATTGCTCCACCATTGCTGGATTTCTTCCTGCAATTCTTTTTCAATCTTGTCTTTAATGTTATTGTGTTCCTCGGGCATATTACTTAACCTCTTCCTTTTGTGTATGTTCTGAAACGGCCAATGATCCAAATTCCAAAATTCCAAGAATATGATCAAAAACTTCATTGGTGTCTTTGCAACAATCTTTTTCTTGAATTTCATTAATGAGATTGATGATACGACCGCGTTCTTCAATAACACCTAGAGAATAGGCGCCCTGTATCGGAGTATCAGTTACTTCAATCTTGTTTTGTTCTGTCATTGTTTTAATCCTTAGTTAGAAATTAAAAATCTGTATCAAGCAATGCAATTAGAGTTTCTGCAACCAGTTGGGTTGACATTGACTGTTCAAAAGCATAGTCAAGCAACATTGCGAACTTGTAATAGGGGTCTTGAGCCAAAGAAAGATTGACCCACCGACGTGCCAAAAAGGTTTCATCTTTGATGCAATAAATTGCAGACAACATAGACGCGATTGGGGCAGTTCCGCTATCTTTTACTTGATACAAGTTTAATAACAAGTTTTCAATAGCATCAATGTTTTCTTCTTTTGTGTGGCAAAGAGCAACCAACAGGGCATCACGCATAACTGAAGATTCTGTTAGCAAAACCAGACTATCAATTTGATGATCTTTAAGTTCATCAAAAGAAAGTTTGCTCGCGGAAATAAAAAACTTTACAGCCTTTTTATGGTTTCCATAATGTTGCAAGTATCTTGGATCGTCAAAGATTTCCTCAGACATTGGTCTCTTTCAGGTAGGCGGTATTAGATACCTAAACCTACCACAAGAATGCCTAATTGGCCACAACCCTAGGAATGGGCCCCGCAAAAATGGCTACCTTCTTGGGCATCGTTTTCGCACCCTTCCCAGTAACTAGAGCCCATCGGCCCGCTCATGCCATCATTTGCTAGGCCTTCACACATGCCATCATATTTGCAACCTTCTCCGTCATTCCAACAATCATCCGCGTAGTGGTTTTCGTTGTCTACAAAACCTTCACATTCATGATCATCATCTTTTTGTGATTTAGCGCACTCGTCATATACACCAGTGTGGTCATGGTCGGTTTCGTGATCGCTCTTAGGGCATCCACAAAGGCAGGTGGCCCCTGGAGACTCTTTGCTTGCCAATGCCTGACTTAGGGGTAGGTGTAGTTCACAAAGGGTCTGTCCGCCAACCACAGCGGTCTTAGCCACGTTGCCACAATAATCGCATTTAACGGCCTGAGCGGTCTTGTAGAAAGAGAACTCAGTCTTGCGGGAACCAGTACTTGACTTGGGTACAAATTTTTCAACGTGGTTGTCTTCAGTGTTGGCCCCGTTACCTCCACCATGACCCTTTCCAAAACCCAGTCCTCGTGTTACGTTTTTCATCAATCCTCCTGCGCCACCTGCGGCTCCTGATCCGGCTCCGGCTGCTCCGGCTCCGGCCCCTGCTACTTCAGCACCGGCTGCTCCTGCGCCTGCTACTTCAGCCCCTGCTGCTCCGGCTGCTCCTGCACCTTCAAGCAATGCGGCTCCTTCAAGCAACACTGGCAAGAAAGCGGTTTTATTTGAAGCGGTGCTTCCGCCAAGAAGATTATTGGCAGTGTTCTTAGCGTAAGTGCTGTCGGCCTCTAGGTGGGCTTTATGCCAATCAGATTGAGAACGGCGAAGTTGGTCTTTAATAATTTCGAAAGCAACTGCTCGTTCCATTGATTTAGGAGCAAATCGATAAACAGCAAAAGCCTTGGACTTTTCATGGTCTTCTTGGGCGACTTTCAACCTAATGTCGGCGTTACGTTTTTTGCGGTCACGAATTTCTTCATGGCTTAGACCCGAATTGTTAAGTTCTTCAAAAGCATCTTCAATGCTTGGCGCAGGACGAGTGTTCTTAGGCAATTTAAAACTGCGTCCACGTTCAGGAGAAGGACCGGTTTGAGGAGCGGGGGCTTGAGAAGGTTGTGGTTTTTCGTTAGGAGATTGGAAAACAATCGGGTTAACCGCACCAGTTACCTTGTTCCAAGGTTGCTTGGGATTTTTGACGTGAGAACTAGAGCGCTTGCACTTGCATTTGCTAACCATGCAACCGCCGGAAACAGGTGCTCCACTTTCCTTATCTTTGCTACGGAACTCAACGTCGTGACTGTTGGCTGAGTGTCCACAAGTAGAACAATTGTCTGCGCTGGTTTCCCTATTCCAATCGTCGTCGTCGTCGTCGTCGTCGGAATCGCTTTCGTTATACTCATCGCCAAAATCAAAATCGTCATCGTCATCTAGGTTAGACTCGCTACCACAAGGACATTGGCAATCTCCACCAACACAGTTTTGGTGATTGCCTTCAAAACATTCTTGACAAATGTCAGCCTTAGCCAACTTACTCAAATCATCCCAGACTTGCTCAGACAAGGACGCTGTGGCTTGTTTTTCCATTCCCGAATCTTTGCAACGACGGCAAATGTCTTGACCTGCCAAGTTCGCAAGGAAGTCGTCCCCGCCACAGAGTTTGCAAGCCCAACCATCTTTTGCCAATTCAAAATCAACAGCAAACTTCTTAAGGGCGGTCACACTCAAATGCGCTAATGCGCCAGAGGTCTTAGCGGTAGTGCTCTTGCCGTCGCCTGAACACACTTCGGGGTGACTGTACCAATCCTGTGGTGCATCATCTAGGTCAAACCAACGCTGACACTTAGGACAAGTCACACCATTGCGACCAGCGTTCTTGTGAACAGCATGGGAGTGAATGTTGCCCTCCGTCTTAGCATCGGGCCATTCGCCTTCCATTGCTTCGTGTTGTTCATCGTGCTCTGCTTGCAAATGTTCATGGTCCCAGTGGTCTACGCTAAATCCCACAGGTGGATGTAATTGAACAATGTGTTGCAAAAGTTCAGTGCGGTCTTGAGTGTTTACGGGATTCTTTTCTGCATGTTCTTTCATTTGAGAATCCCTAAATGCATCTTCTTCTCGTTGTTTAACGAATTCCCTCATAATCTCAAAACGACCTTTATCGCAGATGAGCCCTGTGTGTGTTTTTCCATCTTCGGTTGGAATTGTAATTGGAACCGTTTCACCTTCGCAATCGGAAGGATAAAGGTGAGAAATACAACGTCCGTCAAGGTTAGCAATCTTGCTACCTTGTGACGACTTCAGGGCTTCTTCGTAGGCATCAAAGTGGCGGTCGTAGTAGGAGTCAGGGTAGGAATTGTGACGCTTAGCGTGAGCCATTTCATCATCGTTGGGCTTAGGCTTTAGCGAGTTGAACAGTTTGACATCAAAACCTTCAGCCAATTCTGCATCGCCCTGAGAAGCAATCTTGTTCAACTCATTCCAAACCTGTTCGGAAAGGGACGAGGACTTGTCAAGGGGGAGTTCTTCTTGCTCACCGAAACCGTTCTTTACTTCTCTTGTTCCACCATCGCAAGGGCAGTCGCAACGACCTTCGCCACCATTGGAAGGAACATCACAGTTGTGGTGATTACCAATCTTGCAATGACGACAAGAATCCATGACTTAAACCTTTTCGTAGAAGAAGCAACTCCTACGGATTACTCCGCTTCTTTGGTCACTTCAACAGTATTGGACGTTTCAATCCATACTCTTGCGCCACACGAAAGCGGGTCTTGTGCTTGATAAACAACTCTGGCGGCCTCCAGACCGTCCTGCCCATAGATGATGGCAGTGTGAGCGTACCTGTTCTCCTTGTAAGTCTTTACCGTCAGCACAGGCTCGTTAGTGTTGTTCTTGGCATTGGCTTTAATCTTGTGCTGGTTTACATGAATGATGGTTTTCATTTGACAAACACTTCGTTGGAAGCAATCTCACCCAATGTCACATCGGGGTGTTGTTCTAGGTATGCGTCAATGAAGTCTAGGTATTCTCCAAACTCTTGCTTGCTTCCCCTGAAGGACAAGACCAATGTCTTACTCACCTAGCAACTCCTTAATGCTTCTGTCGTTATCTGCGTGGCAAGACTGACACATTATTTTGCCTTTAATCTTCTCGCTGTTAGCCCAAAGTGCTTCATTGTCTTCGGTCAAGTAGATGTGAAAGTCGCCATAGTCAGCGAACTTGCGACCGCACACCAAACACTTTCCTACTTGTGAAAGTCTTGCCATAACAACTCCTATCGTTGGTTGCTTCCAACCTTACACCTTGCTGTCAAGCCTTTAGTCAGGCTCGTAAGGTTCAGAGTTGTTCACGACCTCGTGGAGTTCGCAGAACTTGTCTGAGGTTTCCGTGTCAATGTCGTCCTCGCAGAACTCAACATCGGGCACTTCTGTCCAATCAGGGTGAGCAACGGAGTAGTGATACATCACTGCCCAATTACACTTGCCCTTGATTGGATTTACATCTTCACCCATTGCGCTTTTCCTCCAGCAGTTTGGTGATACAAGGCACGCAGTAGTCAAAGCCGTTGGTGGCTTTGCTCTGGCAACCTTTGGTCTGGCAACGCTTCACGGTTTGCTCACTTGCTTCTGTTGCTTCCTTACCTGAGATAGCCAAGTCGGAACTGCGTCCTTCCAGACGGCTCTGAGGTCGTCGTCGTTGTTGATGAGGTCTGCTACCCACTCGCGCGCGAGCACCACCTCCAGCAGTCGCTCCGCTTCCTCAAGTGATGTCTGCTCGTCTATCTCCAACTGACAGACCGAGCAGAAGGCTTTGGCTTCATTGCCGGTGGAGTTGGGACAAGCAATCCAAGTCAATGAGCCATCATCTGCGTGTTCCCCGAAGGCAAAGCCTGAGCAGGGATAGTGTGTATTGTTCATGCGCTCACCTTAGCACCTAGAGCCTCTGCTGGGTACACCATCTGCCCAGCCTCAATGTCCTCCCTGATGTGGACTTCACTCCACTCAGGCTCAACGGTCAAGAAGCCAGAGCCGGAGAAGGGGAAGCAGGTAAGCACCAGACCGTCTACAAGCCACTCACAGCCATCATCGCCCCACTCCCATAGTCCTTTGACCAAAGGGAACTGCGCGGTCGTGTCAAACTGTCTGGCGGTCGTGTCAATGACAATCTCCTCGGCTTCCACCCAAACTGCCCAATGCTCACGACCTTGATACTCAACGCCGGTCATTCGTATCAGGCTTGCGTCAATGCCTCGGTCTTGGAGGAACTGCGCCAAGCCCTGAGAGGCAATGACACAATGTCCCCAAGCCTTGTGAGGTACTGACAAGTCCTGCTGGCTTTCGCACCACTGCTGGACTAGCCCTAGCGTGTGGTTCATCTTGCTCCTTCCGTTGTTGTTGTGCCCCACCTTAGCGACTAACGCCGGAGAGTCAAGCACCCTCACCGGCGTGTCGCCAGATTGTTTGAGTCAGCAATACTCGCAGATTTCGCAGTGCTCCACGGCGCAACGCACTATTGGCTGGCGGAGCAACTCCAGCAGGTAGCCGAGGAACTCAGGTCGGGTG